AGGTGGGGGGAGTTTTGGGTTTTTTGAAATCGAAAATCGTTTTTTCCGCATCGACCCCCGTCAGCTTTACATAATTCGTCATTTCACCCCCTTGATTTGATTAAACGCTCGCCTATAGCGTCAACGCGCCCCAAGCATATAACCCAGCTACTATGTGAAATAGTGCCTCAAAACGCGTTTTATAGCGTTTTAGCTCTATATCTAACCCACAATCCCCAAGCATATAACCCAATTGATCCACCAATCCAAAACAAAAACCAAGCAAACCCAAGCCGGACCAATCCAAAACAAAACCCGATCCAATCCCAAAAATGTAAGTTAGCGCTTACTAACCAAACCCTTAAAAAAAGGGACCGGCGCACCGATCCACTTTTTAAAAAGTCCGGACTAATCCGGCAAACGATCCAACAAACACCAGAATTGATCCGGCAAACAAACCCGCACCGCATAAGGTCCGGCAATTGGTTGGCAATACACCAAGCCACCGGAAACCCCAGTAACCCGCACCAAGTCCGGACCTTGGGTGGTAATAACGCCCACATTGTCAATTTTTGGCATAAGTTACCCCATAAGAATGGTTTTTAATTGGGCAATGGTTTTGCCGGTCAATTGGGCCAATTGGGCCAATGTAAGGTTAGGGTTTGAATCGTAATATTCGCAAATTGCTTGGTTTGTCATTGGGCAACCTTTGCAAAAAATACTTTTTGGACCTTGGCCTTAGCATTGCCGTGCGCCGGAAAACCCACAATTGTGGATCGATCGGACACCGCACAAAGTTTGCAAGTGGCGCACGATACGTTATCCCGATAAGTTGCCGGACAAGTTACCACCGTGCGGCCCTTAGGTGTCAATTGCTTGGGTGGTGCGTCAATTGGTAAAACAGTTACCACCGGACCGGCCCCAATATCGGCCAATTGATCGGCATGCTCTAGATCGTTTGCGCTAAGGTTTACAGTAAAACCCCAATCATTAGCGGCCTTGATCCATTGGAAATTAGCGGTGTCGTTTGTTTTATGCGTATAAGTAAAACCCTTTTTCCCTTGGTTTGCGGCAACCAATTGGCCCAAGGCCACTGGATCGATTGTTTCCCCAGCACCGATCAAGTCCCCAGCGGCATTGTGTCGCCACAATTGGCCCAATGGCAAGCCACTAATTTGCGCCACAAAATCGGACCAAGGCAAACCCCGATCCCCTTGGGTTACTTTGCGCCAATGAATTGCCAAGGGTCCACCCTTTGCGTAACAACCACCACCCGAAAACGGGCAACTATCGGGGCAACTATCGGACCCAGTGATAGACACCGGAATTGGCCCGGTTTTTACATTGGCACTTTTTAACGTTAACGCTACATTACTTTGCATTTTTATCCCCTTACTTGGTCAAAACGTCAAAATAGGCCATTAGACAAACCAAGGCCACCGAAAATGAAAAGGCAAAGCCCAAGACAGTGAAAAGTTTGTTTTGCATGGTTTTCCCCTTACTTGATCAAGTCAAAACCAATGCGCTTAGTGGCCTTGGTTTTGGTGGTGTGGGCCGTGATCAATTGGTGGCTTGGTTCAAATTTGCGGGCAATGGTTTCCCAATCGATCCGATCGGCTGGATTAACTGGGGTGACTTTTGCAGTCCAAGCAAAGCCGGAATAATCCCCAGTTCCTTGGGCCTTAATGGTTTCCTTGATCTTGTCCAATTGCTTGGTTAATGATTTGATCTCTTGATCTAATGCCCCAGCGTGATCGATAAGGGTAAAAAGGTCCGGTGTCAGTGCAATGGTTGCGTTGCCGGTGGTTTGGGTTTGGTTAATTGTTTGCATGATATTAAGATCCTAGTTTTGCAATGCCAACCGGTGTTGGTTGGTGTTTGTATTGTATAGGTTTTCTTATACGTTTACAAGGGTGTCAATCATTATTTGCTTAGTTGGTTAGACAATGAAATCATTAGTAACTTGAAATAGTGCCAATTCAAGATATAAAAGAAAAGAAAAGAACCCTTTGCCATTGGTTGCAATCCTATAAAGGGACAAGACAAGACAAGGCCCAAGGTTTCCAGCAATTGGTTGCCACTATAGAACCACCCCGAAACCCGCATAAGAACAAGGAAACCCCAAGCCTTTGTTTACTTTGCAGTAAGGGGAATACATAAGAGACAAGACAAGGGGACAAGATAAGGCCAAGACTAAAACCTATAAATGATCGGGCCACCCAGCCAAGCATTAATTACTGACCAGTCAGTCAGTTAAACAAGACCATCACCCCCCTAGCCACACCCCCCTAGCCATTCAGCCAATAGCGCGGAGGGGGTAGCACTGCGATAGGAGGCGAAGAGGGGAGGCCCACTCACCCATTCCCAAATTTTTTCTAAAAACATTTCCCCTATACACAGGCGAACTTACACATAGCGATTGCTATATAAAAATTTTTGTCCTAAAATCTTCGGTAGGGAAAGCTGTCGTAGACTTCTTCCCGTAGGGAAAGCGGATGCTAGTTAGTCGATGTACACGGCGACCATAAAGAGAAGCTGGTGAAGCGAGTACCTACGTTGGTGAAAGCTGTCAAAGGAAGGTCGTTAGGCCCATAGCCTAAAGGTGACGCACAGGACAAGTAGCCAACACCTATTCCTCAGTAGCTCAGTCGGTAGAGCAACGGACTGTTAATCCGTAGGTCACTTGTTCGAGCCAAGTCTGAGGAGCCATTGGATACTTAAAATCTGAAGTTGTATAGTTAAAAAAATGCGCGGCTTGCTCCGCAAGGGGAATAGTATGGAATGGTCATTGGCTCACCCTCTGCATGATGTAGAGGATATTGTGGATATGGCGGACAGCTTCTTTGGACATGAGGCTGATGGGATACTGAAGCGGGACCGTGGGGTGTTCCAACATCGGGTTACTGTGGCTTGCACTGAACAACTGTTTAACAAGTCCCGTGAGTTTATTGCTGTGTGCAGAGAAGGTGGGGAAACTCATTGGGATGGGGAAAACCTAATCGTTCCTGAAAACAACCTTATGGGCTTCTGCTGGTTTGACCGTGGTGGTTATACAACCTACTCTAACGAAGAAATTTCAAATGCAAAGTTCCACCATCTTGATCTGGGCTTGCCTGTACGTACTCGTGTACGTCTTGTTAACCAGATGATTGACCAACATATACTGTGGGCGCATACTTGGGGTGTTCCCATTATTTGCTCAACATCCATTCGTGCTGACCACGATGGTTTCATGAAGATTCACAAGAAGCGTGGGTTTACTGTCAACGGCTCTTACGCTTGGATTCGTACTGAAGAGGCTATGAAATGTTTGACGAAATAAGACCAGAAGGTTCCCACGTTTCTTCCGAAGAAAAGAAGGCTGAAGCTCGTGAGTACGCAGCTCGTAAACGTGCCGAAAAGAAAGCCATGAAACTGGCTACTGGCGAAAAGCTACCCCGTGAACGTACTGGTGGCTTTTCTGACCCTGCCAACCGTAACACCGCTGGTCGGCCTAAGTCCATCATTAACAAGGTCACCGAATACGGCGCTACGTTCAACAAACTCAATGAAGAACGTACAAGCATGGGCTTGCCTCCTTTGACCTCGGCTATGGAAACTCTTATCCATGCAATGAACTCTGACGAGCTAGACATCAAGGAAAAGGCTAGGATTGCTGATAAGCTGGCTGCGTTTGAATCTTCCCGCGCCCCCATCATCTCTATTGAACACATTCAAAACGTGAACAAGGACGAAGATGTCTCGGCTGAAGGTGCTATGGACGACTTCTTGGATGCTTTGCGAAAAGTGTGATAATTGGACAACCAAACATGAAAGGTTCCAAATGAGTGGATATACCTCTGGCAACAATGCCCCTACCCTTATGGCTCAATCTCCCAACCGCAAAGGCAATACGTCTAAGCACACGCCTACTGGCACTGGTGGCGCAACTGGCGTTACTCGTCCTCAAGGCTCTACGGCTTACGGCGCTGGTCACGTTGGCGCTCCTTCTGCTGGTGGCAAGGTGAATGGTCGCAATCAAAAAGTGCAAGTGTCATACCCCAAGGAATCTTGCGGTTGCAACACTGGCTACTTGAAAAATTCTTCTTACTTGAAGTGAGGCAACCATGTCTGCATACGGTAAAGTAATCTCTGGTGGCGCTCAAGTCCAAAAGACAGGCGCTAAATCCATCAATAACAAGTTGGATGGTTTTGCTAACGAAAATAAACGCCGAGCTGTAGTGGCTGGCGCTGTTCGTAACGCATTTACCGTTCGTCACTTGTCCGACCAAACGACCAACAATGTGTCTGCTGGCGGTAAGTTCCAAACCCCAAAAGTTCCAAGCAAAGTTTAAAGGATTGACATGGCAACGTATGACATTGAGGCTTTAAAGGCCGACTTACCCACGGCTAAAGAACTTGCGCAATTTGTGTATGACCGTACACAGATTTCGCTTGATCTGATTGGCAAAACCAAAGAAGACCAATACTTGGTCGCCAAAAACGCTCTTGAAGGCAAGAAAGTTCCTGCTGAATACATTACGGATGAAAATCCTTATGTAGACCGCAAGGAACAGATTCCTGTTGACGAGGTGCGTAAGCTTCCAGAGCGCAGTAAAGACCTGCCTCCAGAAGAAGAGCAAGTCCACTTCTTTGGTGCTACCAACATGCCTCACCCGTTAGACCCTCAGTCCGACAAAAAGGTTGGCATCAACTTTAAGAAATACAGCAATGGCTTAATCACGTATCAAGTGATGGGTCCATTGGAACAGATTGCTGTCGGTACTAAGATTAATCGCTATGGTCAAGAAGTGCCTGAGCGTTTTTCTTGGATTGACCCACGTACCGAAGAAATGGTGATGCGTAATGTTGACGGTTCTTTCACTCAAAAAGGTCGTGGCTTGCACACGTTCCTGATTGGCGAAAAGGGTGGTGGCGTATGGTCATTGATTGACCGCGACATGACTCAAGTCACAGCTAAAAACATTTCGGACCCTTGGGCTTAAATGGAAGACTTCTCTGCTATCTTTCGGCAGAGATTGTCTGGACAGGCAGAGGTTTGCGCTCGTAAAAGTTTAGAGTGGTTGCAAAAAGACCTTCAAACTGAGCAAAAGCTTCAGCCTGATGAAGTTTATTACTTGGCACAAGCCGCTCATATCTTGTTGAACATACGAGACACATATGGCAAAAAGTGAAGCAAGTGATTACATCCAGCCAATCTACAAAGACCGAGCTTTAAAGTACCTCGTCAAATTGGCAGGGGGTAAAAAAGCCGCCAACGCTCTTTCTGATGAACAGAAAAAGAAGATGATGATTGCACGGGTCAAGCTGGCCCATGAGATGCAATTTAACCAACTCAAGTGGTTTAGACCCTTTGAGTACCAAAAGAAATTCTTTGAGACAGGCGCTCACTTTGCTCGTAGGGGCATGATTGCTGCCAACCGTGCTGGCAAAACCATTGCGTCTACCTATGAGACTGCCTATCACTTGACAGGCCGCTATCCTCCTGATTGGAAGGGTAAGACTTGGGATAAACCTATTGTGGCTATGGCTGCTGGTGAATCTTGGGAGCAGGTGGCTAAAACCTTGCAGTCAAAACTTCTTGGCTGTGATGACATCAAGCAAACGTATAAACTTGGCACAGGTTCAATCCCAAGGGAGTGCATTGATGACAAATCCTACCGATCCGATGGAGCCAACGTCCTCTCAATCGAAATCTGGCACGTTAGTGGTGGAAAGTCCAAGCTTTATTTCTCCAACTACACACAACAGGTTCGCCACCTTCAAGGTTTCGAACTTGACTTGGTTGTGCTTGATGAACAGCCACCAGATGAAACTTTTTCAGAACTTGTTGTCCGTACAGCAGCTCGAAACGGACAGGTTATCTGCTCGTTCACCCCGCTGAAAGGTTTATCAGGTCTGGTTCGTAAATTCTGGGATCAAGTAGAAGGCTACTCGCATGTGCGAGTGACTTGGAATGACATTCCCTACGAAAACGAATGGGGTGAGCCGTTTTTTTCCAAAGAAGAACGTGAACAACTTAGCCGAGACTTTATGCCTTGGGAACGTGAGTGCCGTATCAACGGTATTCCTATGGTTGGCAAAGGTGTGGTGTTCCCGCTGCTTTCTTGGCCTACTTACGATGGATCAAAGGTTGACCTACGTAATAACCCTGACCTTGAACGCCTGATTAGCTTTGACTTGGGAATTAAAAATGACCCGACAGTTATCTCATTCCTTTTTCGAGACGCTATTCAAGAAATCATCTACTTGCATAGGCAAATCACCATACCAAATGGAGAAACGCCTGATGAGTACGTTCACTACCTTCTTGACAAGGAATCCAAAGGTGTCCCAATCGCGCTTCCGCACGATGGCGGCACGGCGGGTCGTTACACTCTTACGGAGCAATCTGTTAGGGAGGTGTTCGAGGACTCGTATGGTCTTAACTGCATTCAGGGCGCAATCCTTAACCCGCCAAACGATCAAGGCAAGGTAACGAACCACATTGCCTACGGAATCAATATAATGCGGCTAGGAATGGAGCGCGGCACTTTCATGATTAATGAAAACTGCAAAGCGTTTCTAGATGAGGCTCGCAACTATGCCATTGATGATCACGGCAAGTTTACAGGCAAAGATGACCACATTGATAGCGCTAGAATTGGCATTCTGGCCTTGATTCAAGGTCATGGTGAATCAGTTGTTAGCCGAGCCAATACATTTGCCGCAAGACGGTTTGCTCCCATAGAGGGAAAAGTCCAAAGGATTTGACATGTTAGATAAACAGAATATTGTTGTAGATGGCTTGGAAAGTCCTCCCGCTAACAAAGGTATCGAATATCAAGTAGCTCATGAAGCTTACTTAAAGATGGTTGATTACCTTCGTTTGACTCAGGCAAAGAACACGCTCAACCGAATGAGCGACTACCATTACCTCAATATTGCTGTATCTAACTCTACAGAACCTGTTCGCGGTATTGACTACATTTCGCCCGTAGTCAGCCCCGGCATTGACTATTCCACTGCCGTTATAACCAAATGTTTGATGCCAAACGGCAAACTGAACTTTGAGTTTGAACGATTTAGTGAATCTGATGCTGCTGGCGCTCAACAAGCCGCAAAGATGGCTATGCACTTTATCAACAGCAAGAATGACTCTTACGCTGTGATTCGTGATTGGACTCAAGACGCTCTGTTGCACAAAAACGGTGTGGTGATGATTAAACCCATCCGCGACAAAATCACTCAGTACAAAGAAGTCGAAGGCACAAAAGACCAACTTCGTAGCTTTGAAATCATGGCTGCTGAAAAAGGACTTGTTGCAAAACGACAACAAATGCGCCGTATTGATGTTGACTTGCAAGGCGTGGCTCAAGAAACCATGATGCCTGATGAAACAGGTATGCCAATAGAGCCATCTGGCGAAGAAGTGCAAGACGCTATTCGCAACAACACAATTTACCGTGCTAAATACAAGATGACAGGTTATTCAACCAACATCCAAATCAAGCACGTTGCTCAACATTACTTTGTCTGTAATCCAACAATTCCCGGCATTCGTAATCAAGATTTTTGCGGTTTTTATGACCCCATGACCATTCATGAGGCCAAAACTCAATATCCATACATTGACTTAGAGAAATTCGCCGATCATGCTGCTTACGGTCCTGCTGGTGCTTATCAAGCTGGCGCTTTGGAGAACGACCTTGCACTTCATGCGCGAGATTCCACTCCCGTACCCGGACAGGGTGTTATTGCAAGTGCAGGTGCTGATCGTTATAGTCGCGTTGTGATGATTACTACCGCTTGGCTACGCAGAGACGTTGACAATGACGGTGAAGAAGAAATCATTGAAGTTTGCTACTCTGGCGGCTACATTTTGTACGTCAAAGAAGTCGATTTCATCCCATTGGCTGTGATTGTTCCAAAGCCAATCGTTGGCAACCACTTTGGCTACTCTCAAGCCGAGCGTTTGGTTCCTTTGCAGGAATACAAGACCGCCATCAACCGCGCTGAGATTGCTTTTGCCTTGCAAGCCTCTACTCCTCGCGTTGGTGTCAACCCAGAATTCGTAGATGCCGAAGAAATGCAACGTGGCGTATCTGCCTTGTTCATTTTGGATCGTAAATTTGATCCAGCCAAGCACGTTTATGAGTTCCAACCTATGCAGGGTAACCTGTCGTATGTTCAGGACGCTATGGAGCGTTTTGATCAAGATACGAGCCGTATGCTGGGCATGACAAACCCTGCTGACACTTTGAACCCTGAAGTCATGAAAGATGGAAACAGTGGCTATAAGTTGCAGTTGGCTATGGGTCCAAATCAGCTCATTCAAGACGAGATGGTCAAGAACTGTGCCATCGGTGTACGCGACATGATCTATATTGTGTGGAAAACCATGATTCAGTATGCCGATGACTACAACATTCAGCAATTGGCTGAAGCCATGTTGCCAGGCGCTGGTTTCTTGGATGCCAAGTCGATGGAAAACTTTGATTTCATTGACCGCAACATGATTAATGTGGATTTGGCTTTGGGTTTCTTGTCTGATGAAAACCGTTTGACTCGTCAACAGCTCATCATGCAAGCTCAACAAGGCTTTGCTGCTGTAATGATGCAATTAGACCCAAGCGTTCCAGAATTGTTCATCAAAGCTCGCCGTCCATTTGAGGACACCTTATATGCTTTAGGTGTTAAACATTGCGACTCTTATCTCCCCACGTTGGAAGAAGCCGCAAAGATTATTCAAGCCAAAGCTCAACAAGGTCCTGGCGTGGCAGAGCAAGAAGTTCAATCCAAAGTGAACCTGAACAACGCTAAAACTCAAGAATCCCAGACAGTTGCGGCTTTGAACATGAAGAAAGCTGAAGACATTGACATGGATAACTTCTTTGAAATGAAAGCGATGAAAGCAGGTAAACTTTCTGCGGTAGAAATTGATTAAGGATTGTTAATGAAAAGCTTAGTAAAGAATATCCGCGATTACTTTAATCGCAGAACACGGGCAATAGATTCGTCAAAGGAGGCGCATGTAAATCGACAAACTCTGGTACTTCAAAATGGCGAAGCCGCTAGACGGCTTTTAAAGAATGAAGATTTTGCATTGATGTTCAACCTGTATAGGTTCAACATGCTGGAACTCTTAGAAGACTCTAAGGAAGATTCCGAAAGAATTGGCAACGCATATTATGTTGCTGGGGTGCGTGATTTCATTACCTTCATCGAGAAGAGTGAATATCTCGCTAAGAAACTGGAGAAATCCAAACTTAACGAAATGGTGTAATATATGTCAGACGTAATCACAAATGATGTGACCGCCACTGAGCAAACTGGTGCAGTGAACCCCGCCGATGCTATTGCAGCGATGATTGCCGCTAACAAGCGTAACGTCCCGCAAGCCGATAGCACAGCTCCACCAGCAGGACAAGTTGAGGCGCAAGCTCCGACCCCTGAGGCGGCTCCTGATGAGGAAGCCGAACCTGAAGATAGTTCAATTGAGACTACAGAAACTGTAGAAGCCGAGAATGAGGATGAGGCCACCGATGGTGTAACCCAGCCTATTAATTTCTTGGAGTTTGCAGAGGAGCATCCAGACATGCTTTGGAGGATTCCAAATAAAGACGCAGAAGGCGGCTTTGTGGAGATTCCAGTGTCAAAGGCTGCTGCTATTCTTGGTCAAGGTAGTGCTATCCATGAAAATGCGCGTAAGCTTAAAACCGAACGTGCTGATTTTGAAGAATATGAAGCCAATCGTAGGAAAGAACTCGATGGTTTGCAGATTGGACTAGAGCTGACTATTCAGCCCAAACTCCAAGAGTATGCAGATGAGTTAATCACTCTTCAGCAATACAACCAGCAATGGGCGCAGATCAGAGATGCAGCTACAGACGAGGTTCAACGCAGTGAAGCTGAAGCGGCTATCCGCCAGAACGCTAAGTTGATCCAAGAAAAGAGCGATTTCATTTCTACGAACCGTCCGAAAGTTGAACAGTTCTATCAACACCGCTCTGCATTCGTGCAAGAGCAACTTGAAAAAGCGCGTCAGGGATTCTCTGACAAGGAACTGGCTAACAAGGCAACCTTTACTGATTTACGGGAAAAGTTGTCAAAGGATTGGAAAGGCGCTAATGGGTCATTTGTACCCGGTGTACCAAACCTCGATTTGGTGACCAGTGATGAATACCTATTGAGCTTGATCCGTGACGGTATGAAGTTTCGTGAGGGTCCGAAAGTGCGTAATGCAGGTGGTTCGTTAGCAGCAGCTAACCAGCCTAAAGCAAAAGCCAAGACTTCTCAAGATACAAAGGCTGAAGAACTTCAAAAGAAAGCTGCGACAGGCGATAAAAGCGCTACACGCGACCTTTTGGCAACTTTTCTTGCGTCTCAAAAACGCAGACCTCGTTAATTAACTCAGGAGCTTAAAAATGGCAACTATCACATCCGCCGCACTCGGCAACGGTAACGGTTCGTACACCACCGACATCGTGGTCAAAGACCTCGACTTGACAGTCTCTAACTACGTTAAAGACCGTACTCCCGTCACCAACATGGCTATGTCCAAAAAGCGCAAGATCAATTCGACTTTGCACATTTGGCCTAACGACTATTTCCGTACCCCCGCTTTGAACGCAAAGTTGGAAGGCGCTTCTGTTACCGCTGGTGCAGCCGCTTCTAACACCCGTTCTAACTTGGGTAACTACACACAGATTTTCACCACTGTGATCGGTGCTACTGGTACTGCTCGTGCTGTTGAACAAGCTGGTGGCGATCCTCAAGCCTACCAAGAAGTCAAGCAATTGACTGAAATCATGTTTGACGTTGAGCTGCAAATGCTTCGCGCTGACGGTGCTTCTATCAAGTACAGCGGTCAAGCTGCTACCCAAGGTTCTAGCCCTGACAACGGTCGCCGTTTTGGTTCTTTGTTTGCCTTTGCTGGCACACGTTCAGGCAACGACACTGATGGCACTTCTGTGTTGAACTTGGCTGCTTCTGATAGCGATGACACAACTACTGCCGTTAACACCAACACACCTTTCAACGGTTCGTTGGCTAACGCTGGTTTGGGTTACTTCACTTTCAGCTCTGGCGTGACTCTGCAAGCTTTCAGCCCTGTGCTGTACAAGCAGTTGGTTACTGTTGCTGAACAACGCTTCAATGCCAAGATCACCAACATGGTTGTCCCAACATCGCTGCGTACCACCATCTCTGACAACATCCCTCAGAGCCGTTCTATCAACCGTTTCAACCCTGCTGACAAGGGCGACACGATTGGTACTTACGAAGGTGACTTCAACTACACCTACCAGATTGACGATAGCTGGGTGATGGACCAAACTGGTTCTGACAACACTTCTATCCTCTTCTTGAACCCTGATGTGGTTCAGTGGGGTAGCTTGCGTGAACTCGGTCCAAACAACGAAGTGTTCTCGAACGCTGACGCTTCTTTGGATCAGTACATCATGGAAGGTACATTGATCGTGCGTAACCCAGCAGGTGTGGCTGTCTTGGCAGCTATGACTACTGGTTCTGTGGTGACTACACCACGCGCCGCCGCTCAAGTCAAGCGCTACTTGGCCTAATAGGTCATTTACTGAAAGGGCCTCTTCGGAGGCTCTTTTGGTAAGGAGAATTGCATGGAATTGAACTTAAACAACGAAGAAGCCAAAGTTGACGAAGACTACTATCTCAAAGGCAATCTTGCTGGCGGGATGGAAGGCGCGTTAATTAAAAACGACAAAATGTTTAATGAGGTCAAGTCTGGTACTTGGTCACAAACATTTAAAACCAAAAACATCGACTACAAAGTTGGTGCTTTGGATGGCGCACGATATGTGCAATACGAGCAAAAGAACGTAGAAGCTATTCGTGAGGAATGTAAGAATCGCCGTGAGTTTTATAAAGAACATGGCACTGACAATCCATTTTTTGCTGGTACGTTCCATGCGATGGAATTGCCTAAATGCTTTGCACACGAGATTAGTTCCAAGTGGTTTAACAACCGTCCTTGGGAGTTGATTAAGCAAGACAAGAAAGACAAAATCTTGTTCTATGCAATTGTCAATGAATACTATTCTGACTTCGTTTGCCACCCAACAGGTAAAATCCCACTGCCTTATAATCCCGCAATACCGACCAAGTAAGGAACATTTATGGCCCTATTCATTCAATCTGCTAACAGCTTGGTTAGCCGAGTAGCACAATGGGTGGGGGCGATTCCTTCAAGCATTAGCATCAACGCAACAGCTTATAACTCGTCAACTGGCGTTATTACAACGTCTGCTGATGCTTCTGGTTCTTTGATTGTTGGTGACTTTATTGGCAACAGTGCCATTGGTCCATTCACTCCCGTTTTAGACATTTCCAGCTCCACTATTACCGTCAGCGACCCTGATGGAGTATGGAGCGGCACTACTTTGCCTAAAGCAATTTTGAAGTTGCCAACTCAATCAAGTATTGAGGTTTTGCAGTGCATTCAATTATGCGAACTGAAGATGCGTACTGCCGAGCTACCTGCTTTGCGTAGTAACCCATATGGCGATGATGGCGACTATGTTTTAACTGATGAAAATGGTATGGCTGCTATCCCACGGGATATGAACTGGCCTATTTTGTTTTTTCAAGAAACGCCAAATTCTGATGTAGCTCCAGGTACTCCTGCCGCCAGTATGGGTCCGTGGATTATTTATGACCGTGTTGGTGATCGTGAAATTATTCGCCGCCGCATGACTGACCAACTGTACGTTCGTCCTTTTGGTGTGCCTCGCGTTATTCGCGCTTCATTTTCTGAAGTCGGTCAGAAGTATGTTTTTACTCCAAACCCCGGTCAAGGCGTAAAAATCAAAGCTTACTACCAACGAATCTTCCCGTTCCTTTATAGCGCTACAGGCGATGTGTTGAATCCAATTGTGCAAAACAATGCTGCATTGGCTTCTTTCCCTGAAGGCTATTTGTACGGTACGTTGGAAGCGTATTACGACAAAAACAAAAACGTCAACGAAGCTCAAAAATGGGCAGCTCGATTTGATGATGCTTATGGCCTTATTGAAGATCAAAACTTCAAAGACAAATGGCGCGGTGGTGATCAACATCTCACATCTGAGTTCCAACCACGCGACTATCGTTACAGCTTCCGTTAATAAGGAAAAACCATGTCACTTTTTGACACTCCTACAGAATCAGTTAGTTTGTATGGCAACACCGTTACTTACGGTGGCACGTACTTTGAATGGTTCATCTTCCAAGAAGCTTCAACAGCGCCAGCAACTCCAACTGGTGGCTCTTGGAACTTTCTGACAAACACAGGAACTGCACCTTCTGGCTGGACAACGGTACCACCTGCTAACCCAACGCTGACGGTGTGGGCATCTATTGCGATTGTGAATTCGCGTGATACCTTGCCTTTAACTTGGTCAACTCCTGCCGCATGGACAAAGCCAGGTACGCCAGGTACTTCGGCTACTGTGGCTGCGGGAACTACAACTACAGGTGCGGCTGGTACATCGGCTTCCGTTACTAACTCTGGCACTTCAACTGCGGCTGTTTTTAACTTTACCATCCCTCGTGGCGACACTGGTGCTACAGGTGCTGCTGGTACTCCAGGAGCTGCCGCAACGATTGCCGCTGGCACAACCACCACAGGCGCGGCTGGCACTTCTGCCTCGGTAACAAACTCAGGCACATCGTCTGCCGCAGTTTTTAACTTCACTATTCCTCGTGGCGACACGGGCGCTACTGGTCCAACTGGCGCAACAGGTGCTACTGGCGCAACAGGCGCAACAGGTGTAAATTGGCTTGGCGCTTGGAGTAGCTCAACCACATACGCTGTGCGTGATGCTGTTTCTTACTTGGGTAGCTCTTACTACGCTATTGCGGCAAGCTTAAACCAAGCGCCAGCAGTTGGTGCTTATTGGGATTTGTTGGCAGAAAAAGGCGCTAACGGAGCTGGTACAGGTACAGTGACATCTGTTGGGGTATCTGGTGGTACTACAGGTTTGACCACTACAGGTAGCCCAGTTACCTCTGCTGGAACAATTACTATTGGCGGCACATTAGCTATTGCCAACGGTGGTACAGGCGCTACTACTGCTGGTGGCGCTTTGACAAACCTTGGCGCTGTTGGAAGTGTGGCTTCTGCTGATGGCTCTGTGACTGTAAGTACAGTAGGTTCTGCTGTTGACTTGTCTGTTGCTACAGCGGCATCTACCACCAACGTGCTTTGTCAAGTCCGTAATACAACTGGCGCTACTTTGACCAAAGGCACTGTGGTTTACATGTCTGGCGCTACAGGCCAGATTCCAACGGTCAGCAAAGCTTTGGCAACAACCGATGCCACATCTGCTCAAACTTTGGGCATGATGACTGCTGATTTGGCTAACAACTCAAATGGTTATGTAACAGTAATTGGCTTAATTACTAATATTGACACATCTGCATATACAGATGGCGCTCAGTTGTATTTGAGTGGCGTTACAGCAGGGACTGTTACAACAACAAAACCTTATGCGCCTATCCATTTGGTGTATGTTGGTGTTGTTGAATATGCTCACCCAACCCAAGGCAAGATTTTTGTCAAAGTACAAAACGGGTATGAGCTTGATGAGCTTCACAACGTAAGCGCACAGACTCCAACTACTGGTCAAACCATTGTTTACAACAGTGCTACAAGCTTGTGGGAAAAGAATACTGTTTCTTTGACTACTGGTGTTAATGGAACATTGCCTGTAGCTAATGGCGGTACAGGCGTAACAACTTCAACAGGCACTGGCTCTGTTGTTTTGTCAACTAGCCCAACATTCGTAACCCCATTGCTTGGCACTCCAACAAGTGGTGTTTTGACAAACTGTACAGGTTATACATACGCAAACTTGTCAGGCACTATTCCTACATGGAACCAAAACACAACAGGCACTGCTGCTGGCTTGTCGGCTACATTGGCTGTTGGTTCTGGCGGCACTGGAAAGACTTCAATTACCGCAAACAGTGTTGTCTTGGGTAACGGTACAAGTGCTTTGCAAGAAGTGGCTCCCGGAACATCAGGTAACGTGTTGACCAGCAACGGTACAACTTGGGTGTCCTCCCCTTCATCGGGTGGTGTTTCAACAGGCAAGGCAATCGCTATGGCGATGATTTTCGGCGGCTAACAAATTTTCGGAGCTTAAATTATGGCAAATCCCAACATCGTAAACGTAACGGTAATTAACGGTAACTCATCTCAGGTGTCGTTAAGTACAACATCTGCCACATCTCTGGCAAGCAATGCTGCTGCAAGTGGCAAAGTGTTCAAAATCAACTCTATCGTTGTGGCTAACACCAACGGTACGACTGCTGCGAACATTACGATCAACACTTACTCAGCGGCTGCTTTGGGTGGTACTGCTTACCCTATTGCCTCTACAATCTCAGTGCCAGCGAACGCTACTTTGATTGTTACTGACAAGTCAACTACGTTCTATTTGCTGGAGAACCAATCTATTGGTGCTGTTGCTGGTACGGCTAACTACCTTACCGTGACAACATCATGGGAAGAGATTACCTAAAAGGGAAGCAGCATGTCTCAGCGTTACCTCGGCGGCATCATCACCGCAAACCCTACTACGCCTACGTTGTCATCAGCTTCGGGCGTATGGACGCTTGAGCAGGACTTCCAAAACTCGGCTGCAATCACGCCACAAGTAATTGGGCGCTCTGTGCGTCTGCGCTCAAGTGCGAGTGCTTATTTCAATCGGACACCTGCAAGTGCTGGTTCTCGCACAACATGGACTTGGAGTGGGTGGGTTAAGCGTGGATCGCTTGGAACTGGACAAACTATTTTTGGGCGCGACCAAAATGGTTCTGGTCAAGCGTTTGCTCAATTAAATTTTAACTCGTCAGACCAGTTGAACTTCATCAACTATTCAACGACCACGGATAACGTCAAAACCTCCACACAAGTATTTCGTGACCCGTCCGCTTGGTATCACATTGTTTGTGTTTTCAATTCTGGTAACGCAACAGCAGCAGACAGGATTCAGTTGTATGTGAACGGTCAGAGAATCACAGCGTTTGCGTCTTCAACCGACCCATCTTTAAATTACAATGGATACATCAATGAGTCTGGGTTGCAACACAACATAGGTTCTATCCTTGTTAGTTCTCGCATCAATTATGTTGACGGCTACCTAACCGAAGTCAACTTCATTGACGGTCAAGCCTTAACCCCCAGCTCGTTTGGCGCATTTGACTCCAACGGAATTTGGCAACCTTTGAGCTACCGTGGCACATACGGTACAAACGGTTTCTACCTGAACTTCAGCGACAACAGCGCGGCTACAGCCGCAGCTATCGGCAAAGACTACTCAGGTAACGGAAACAACTGGACACCGAACAACATCAGCGTCACTGCTGGTGTGACGTATGACTCCATGCTTGACTCGCCTACTAACTCGCCTGATGGCGGGAATGGGCGGGGGAATTACTGTGTTTTAAATGGAGCCAACAACGGCTACGGAACAACAACTCTTTCTCAGGGCAACTTGTATTCCGTGATAAGCGCGCCCGGCGCAACAGAAGGTATGGCTGTTGGCACGATTGGCATGACAACGGGTAAATGGTATTGGGAAGTCAATTTGGTGTCAGCCAACACGACTTACTCTTATCCCTGCTCAATCGGCATTGGAAACTTGTCCACCACCACTGGGGTGGGTATGCCCAACACATCGTATGCCTACAACTCAAAAGACGGAAACAAATTAAGCAGCACTGGTTCGTTTGTCTCTGCGGCATATGGTGCTTCTTACACTGCAAGCGATGTAATTGGTGTTGCTTTTGATGCCGATGCTGGAACACTCACGTTCTACAAGAACAACACAAGCCAAGGAACAGCTTTTACGGGTATCGCGTCTAGCACATGGTTTGCCCGTGTTGGCTCAAATGACGGTTGCACTACCGCGTTTAACTTCGGCCAACGCCCCTTCGCCTACACCCCACCCACAGGCTTCAAGGCGCTGAACACGCAGAACCTGCCAGCAGTGAACATCAACAATGGTGCTCAGTACATGAATGCCGTCACCTACACAGGTAACAGCGGCAGCCAGACTGTCAGCAACGGTGTGTTTCAGCCCGACTTGACTTGGCATAAGACCCGCAGCGTTGTTGCTTCCCATGTGTTGTTTGATTCGATTCGTGGTGCAAGCTCAGGTTTGAACTCTGACGCAACCAGCGCACAAAATAATAACTGGACAGGACAATCATTTACATCAACTGGTTTTACCGTCAGTAATTCCTATTCGTCAGAGAGTAATTACAACGGGCAAACTATGGTTGCTTGGCAATGGAAAGCCGCAGGGTCTTCTGTCTCCAACACCTCTGGCTCTATCACTTCAACCGTAAACGCTGGTACAACACAGGGCTTCTCTGTGGTGACGTTTACTTCTTCAGTCAACGGAACACCTACGATTGGTCATGGCCTTGGCGTTGCTCCAAGCATGATCATTACAAAGAGCAGAAGCTCTACAGACACTTGGTTGACTTACCATGCTTCGCTTGGAGCTACCAAAGGTATTGCATTGCAAACAACAGGTGCAGCGGTAACGTCTGCAAACTATTGGAACAACACAGCACCAACTTCGTCTGTGTTCACAATCAACGCAACCGCATCTGGTAACTTTTACAACACCAGCCAAACCTACGTTGCCTACTGCTTTGCTCAAGTCGCAGGTTATTCTGCGTTTGGAACTTATACAGGCAACGGGTCTGCTGATGGCCCTTTTGTTTACACTGGGTTCCGTCCTCGTTACATCATGTGGAAGCGTACAGACAGCATAAGCGATTGGTCAATTATTGATTCATCACGAAGCACATACAACGTGCAAAATGATGAGTTGTATGCAGATTTAAGCAGTGCTGAAACTGCGGCTGGTGCGCCTCGTTTAGATAACTTGTCAAATGGTTTTAAGATCAGAAACGCTGGTGGTGCAGCTATTAACGCAAGCGGAGGCACGTACATCTACGCAGCCTTTGCCGAAAACCCATTCAACATCGCCCGTGCGAGATAACACATGAATCAATACTCTGGAAAGATTATCCGCAAGAACCCAGTAGTGCCGACTCAACAGTCGGCTTCTGGTGTTTGGACTGTAGAAGATGCGGCTGTTGCAACACAAACCAATACATGGCCTGTATCAGGTGTCCCATATCCTGTTAGCCGTTCTTTGCGTTTGCGTTCATCTGCATCTGCTTATTTAAACCGAACACCATCCACTGCTGGCAACCGTAGACTGTTCACTATTAACTGTTGGGTTAAACGTGGCGCACTTGGTTCTGCTCAAGATATTCTTTCTGCCACAGGTGGTGCAAGCACTGTTATGTGGTTTAGGTTTAACTCATCTGACCAACTTGACTACGTTGAATATAACGGCGCAGCATTTACAGCTAACGCTCAATCAACTGCTGTTTTCCGTGATCCATCTGCTTGGTATTGCATTACTTTGGCTTTTGATAGCGCACAAGTCACTGCCGCCAACCGTTTGAAGATATACGTCAACAACGTATTGCAAACAATGTCAGGCACATTGCCAACATTGCTTTTGGATAGCTATGTCAATGGAACAGGCGCTCACTTCATTAGCCGTGAAGCTCGTTCTGCAATTGAATTCATTGATGGCTATGTATCTGAATACACATTTGTTGACGGTCAAGCTTTGACACCTTCTAGCTTTGGCACTACAGATTCAAATACTGGTGCTTGGATTCCTATGGCCTACTCAGGTACATACGGAACCAACGGGTTCTACTTGAACTTCAAAGACAACACCAGCACCACAACGCTGGGTTACGACTACAGCGGCAACGCAAACAACTGGACTGCCAACAACATCAGTTTGACTGCTGGGGTGACCTACGACTCAATGTTGGACGTTCCAACGCCTTGGGTGGGCTACAACACCGATGGTGGTGCGTCTGTGACTCGTGGTAACTACGCAACATTGAATCCGTTGGACTACTCTGCTTCCGGCACTATTACTCTGACAAACGGAAACTTGACTACAAGCGGTTCTGGCGCAGCGCAAGGTTTTTACAGAGGCACAATGTCTTGCGACTTCAAAACATATTATGAGGTGTTTTGCACAAGCGTTGGCTCTGCTGGAACTTGGATTGGTTTTGCTACAGCATCTGCAACAACCGCTGGAACTGGCACAATTTATTACAACGCAGCGGATGGAAAAATTTATTTGAATGGCTCCATCACCGCCAGCTACGCTACTTTCACCACAAATGATGTGATTGGTTTGACTTACAACCCATCCACAGGGTCTGCAACTTTTTACAAAAACAACACATTGCAGGGCTCAGTATCAACTGGTTTTACAAATCCAGTTTTTGCAATTGTTGGAGATAATTCATCATTGACAGTGACTCTTGATGTCAACTTTGGACAACGCCCTTTCAGCTACACACCCCCAACAGGGTTCAAATCACTGTGTACAACCAACCTGCCTGAGCCAACAATCAAGCTGGGTGCGCAGTACATGGCTGCGTCTACCTACACGGGTAACGGCGGCTCTTTGGCTGTAAGCAACGGAACCAACAACACAACCTCAACTACGTTCCAGCCAGACTTTGTTTGGATTAAAAACAGGGTGGGCGCGTATAACCATTATTTGTACGATGCACTTAGAGGCGCAAATAATGTCTTGGAGTCAAACACCACCGCCGCAGATTCGACCCAAGTAAACGGATTGAACGCTTTTACTTCGACTGGTTTTACGTTAAACGGCAATAGACTTAACGTCAACGAAAGCGGGTCTGCAATTGTCGGATGGCAGTGGAAAGCTGCTGGCTCATCTGTCAGCAACACAAGCGGCACGATCACCTCTACTGTGAACGCAGGAACTACTCAAGGGTTCTCTGTGGTGACGTACACAGGCACTGGAGCTAACGCAACTGTTGGACATGGGCTTGGCGTTGCTCCAAAAATGATAATTGTGAAGCGTAGAGACTCAGCCACAAACGGAGATTGGTTTGTCTACACAGCTACAACTGGAAACACTAGCACGTTATATTTGAATTTAACCAACGCCGTAGCTACTGGACAGGTTGCTTGGAACAGTACAACTCCAACATCAACAGTTTTTTCTATTGGAAACACTACGGGTGTAAACGCAAGTGCATCAACTTACGTTGCCTACTGCTTTGCAGAAGTCGCAGGCTATTCCAAGTTTGGTTCGTACACAGGCAACGGTTCGGCTGACGGCCCGTTTGTGTACTGTGGTTTCAGACCTCGTTGGATCATGGTTAAAAGCTCCACTGAAGTTACCAGTTGGTGGATGTACGACTCGTCAAGAGACACATACAACGCCGCCACAAACTTACTTCGTGCTGATTTATCCAATGTCGATACAACACAAGGTTATCCTGACTTTCTTTCAAATGGTTGGAAAGTTCGCAACACAGGGCAAAACACATCTGGTCAGACTTACATCTATGCCGCTTTTGCTGAAAACCCCTTCAAATACTCAAACGCTCGTTAAGGAGAAAACACCATGAGCTTCGCAGTCGTTCAAAACGGTCAAATTCGTCAAGTCCTGCAAATGGACATCGCCTTCACAGTGGGCGACAAACAATATTCAAGCGCGTTCTTGCGCAACAGCACTCCAGAAGAAAAACTGGAAGCTGGCGTGTGGGAAATCATCGAAGGCGTTCGCCCTGATGACCGTTTCTACTGGGTGTCAAACGCAAGCTACCACGTAAACGAAGTCAACAGCACTGTTGAGGCAAGCTACCCAGCCACCGCCAAAGACTTGAACGAGCTGAAGGCTAATGCTGTTGCACAATCCAAAGCCGCCGCTGGCTCTGCATTGGCTAAAACTGATTGGACAATCATTCGCAAAATGGAACGTGACGTTGCAATTCCTGCTGAAGTAATTGCTGAACGCGCACAGATTGTTGCCGACTGCACTGCCAAAGAAGCGGCGATTGTTGCCACCACTACAGTTGAAGAATTGATCTCTGTTCTAAATCCTCCTACAGAGTAAAATTAGCTCAACTAAGGACTTGCCATGAGCTACACCACGCTTCGTACCCCATTTTTGAACATGTCGTTCACTCCTGATGTTCCTAGCAATGCTCTTGGCACAAATGAGTACAACTCTGGTCTGAATGTCGAGGCTGATGTTCGTGGCATAAAGAAAATCTCTGGTGAAGAACAAATCCTATCTACTATCCCCGGAAACGCCATCTTTCTTGAAGGTGGGTTTCGCGGGACAGAGTGGACTTATATTGTTGCCACTAGAGAAGGCAAGTGGTACAAAATCACATCTTCAGGTATTGCCAACATTACCCCAGGGGTTGGAGCAAACCCAAACGTAGCTTTGTCTGGCTACAGTGATGACACAAACATTACTGCCTCATGGGTTGGTAATGTGTTTTTCATCAATGATGGATTGCGTTCGCCAATGTACTTCTTGGCAACAGCCACTGAAATCTACATCTATGACCAAGCACCTGATAACTACGTATGGAACTATGACGTAGATGTATCAGCAACTCGTGCTGGGTTTGTTCGCAATTTCTGCTCGCCAAACGTAGGCAACATCTTGATTGCAGGTAATCTGACAAAAGATTACACAAGCACAAGCACCACGGTCAACTACCCAACAACCATTCGTTGGTCACAGGCTTTTGCGAATACAGGTGTTCCAGCCACTTGGATGCCAACCTTGTCAAACGTGGCTAACGAACAAGAGATTCCTGTTCGTGGTCCTATCATTGATGGATTCTTTTTGGGCGCTAACTTCTATGTTTGCTCCTATTGGGACACTGTTGTTCTAACTCCAATCGCCTATCAAAACAGCACAGCGCCAGTGTTTGGTGTTCGCCTGTTTAACCAAGGCCGTGGACTGATTAACAACAACTGCTGGTCAAACACTGACTCAGAAGTTTATGGCGTAGATAGCCGAGACATTTGGGTGTTTAACGGTTCTGAGTTTGCTCCATTGGGCAACCAGCGTGTACGTGACTATTTCTTCAGAAACCTAAGCACAACTTATTCCGATCGAATCTTTATGGTGAACAACACCCAAAAGAACCAGATCGAGATTTATTACCCTGACCTGACATCTTCTGGCTGGTGTAACAAAATGCTGTCGTATCGTTACGATTTGAAGATTTGGAATGCTCCAAAGACAATCGCAAACGCTTGCATGGGTACTGAAGGGCCTGTCTACACATCTGGTGCATTTAAATATGCCTCTAGGACCGTCTCATACGCCCAAGGAGGCACTGCAAGCTCTAAGGTGGTACAAACAGGTAGGGGCAATTCTTTTATGAATTCAGCGCCTATTCCTACATTGTTTGAGAGAACCAACGTAACTCTGCAAACAGATGAAGGGCCAGTTCCTTATTCTTCAAAAGTCTATGTTCACCGAATCCTTCCAGAGATTGCAGGTACAGGTAATGTGAACATTACTGTTGGTGGAGCTAATTCAACTGCTCAAACCCCAACTTATGGTCAAACATCAACTGTTGGCGTGATCACTGACAACCCTTGGGTGACTACTCAACAAAACACAGTTCGTACCGTGTCTATCAAAGTTGAATCAAATGATGCAACGGATACATGGAATCTTACGGCTTTGAATTGGCAAGCTGCTGTAACTGAGGATGCGTTCTAATGCCTTTCCTTTTAGATGGAAATCCAACTCAGAGTGAAATTTCTGAGGCCATTAACTATTTGCTCAGTAATTTTGGGCAAACGGTTAATGCTGATCCAGCTACTGGAGAAATTACAGGCCCAACAGGTCAGGTAAGTGGCTATTTGTATAAGTACCTTGCTGTACGTTATGCAGACAGCTTTGATGGCTCTGTTAACTTCAGCAACTCGCCAACTGGTCGTTTGTATTACGGCATCAGGAATACAAGCTCTACAGTAGAGTCAACCAACCCTGCTGACTATATTTGGACAATGGTCACTGGAGGTTTTGGTACTACCAAATTTCTTTGGTACTTAACCACTGGTGGAAGACAAATTCAATTCACAGTGGCGACCTCTTTGCCAAATGCGGGATGGGTTCAAGATGATGGATCATCTATTGATCTTGACATCATTACTGGCGCAGGTGGCGTAGCAAATTTCGTAGTTATTCGCATCACAAACGACTCATCGGCTCCAACTGACGCTGAATGTATTGCGGCTATTGGCAGAACTCCAATTGACGGTGACCTTTGCACGATTAACTATAACAGTGGAATATCGTCTATTGTGTATAAATACACTACAGGCTGGGCTATATTCCAAAAGTACATTACTGGTGATTTGATTGTTGCAAACACAATTACTGGCACTAATATTGCCGCAACAACAATTACTGGCTCCAATGTTGCCGCTGGAACTCTTACTGCCGACAAGATGAGTGTTTCTCAGCTTTCTGCTATTTCGGCAGACATGGGGACAATTACAGCGGGTACGATTCGACTTCCTGCAACTGGCTCAAGCTACATCATTATTGACGGTGCAAACAACCGCATTGATGTATACGACAGCGGCACGTTGCGAGTTAGATTGGGGAGTCTGTAATGTCTTATGGCTTACAAATATTTAACTCATCTGGTCAAAATACATTTACGGTAACTGATTCGCTTACCAAAAGCCTCACCTCATTTACCGTAAGTTCAAATGGTTCTGCTGTTTATCCTGAACTTTCAGGAAGAACTCTATATTTCATTGTGTATAGGGTAACCACAGACCCATTTTTGTACCAAATCCCTGTGATAACTCAATCAGGTACTACTGTCAGTTGGACGTATAACTCCTCGTATAGCAGGTCACCTGCGCGAATCATTTTGGGGTATTACTGATGACATATGGATTAAGCGTTTCTAACACTGCTGGAACTGTTCAGATTGACAACACATATCGCAATATGTCGTTGCAACAGAAGACTTCATACAGCCTTGGCTCTGGTGGTGAAACAACCATCACTCAAACCAATGCTGTTAATCCAATGCTGTTTTTCAGGCCGACATCTGGTAGCGTGGGTGTTATTTATGTATCTCTTTCTGGCTCAACTTTTACATGGCAAATTAGAGCCGCAAGTGCAAGCTCTGGAGATGTGTACATATTTGACGAGCCTAATGCCGCACTTACATCAGGTTATGGAATGAGAGTATTTGATAGCAGTGGAAATGATATTTTCAACTCATCAAATAAATATCTTCGGGTTGTAGAGCAATTCAACTGTCCGTATTCTGTTGTGTTTGGCAACCCGCAGGGAGCTATTGGCTCGACAGTTACTAGGACTTATGCCACTGGAACATATGCAGTTGGAATGGGTGAAGCTAGAATGTATTACACAACGGCTGGAGCAAACTTTAACTTTTACACAGATTCAGTTTCTTTGACATCAACATCAGTCACTGTTGCTCAAAATCTGGTTAGAACTGTTGCTCCAGGCACTGGAACGCATACTGGTTTTCAGTTTTTGAATGGGAATGGATATGTCCCTGCAATTACCATCAATGTAGAAGGATATTAATATGGGCGTACCAACCGCACAAACACAACAATCCCAAACAGGGGGTGGCGGCAAAGGTCAGTCAGGCCAATATTCTCCTGCTCAACAGTTACAGACTGCACCTCAACCTATGGGTAAAGGTGGCGCTCAGACAAATTCTGCAACATCTGGACAGCCCCGTGTTGGTCAAGAAAACCAATATTCCAATACTGTCGGACAGTGGGATAATACGCAACAACAAACTCAGTCGCCCATGCAGGGCAAGGGCAAAGGAGCTTAATTATGGGAATGGGTAAATCATCTGGATCGCAACAAGCGCAAATCTCTCCCGCGCAAGAGCGTGTTCTTAACGCGCAAACAGATGCGTTGCAAGGAACTTTCCTTCCTGCCTACCAAAAAACTATTGGGCAAGCTCAAGATGTATATGGGCAAACAGCTCCTGCCGCTACTACTGCCGCCAATCAAGCATCTGATGTAGCAGCTCAAACTGGCAACGTCCAACAAGCCGCTGGTACTGCTGGCACTGCAATTGGCATGTCTGGCCTTGCTTCTTTGTTTGGCCCTCAGTATGAAGAAGGCCAAGTCCAAGCTGCGTTGCAAGCTGGTCGTGAATCTGCTCGTGAATCACAAGCTGGTCAAAACGCCATGTTCGGTGGTGCTGGTGGTTTGGGTAGTTCTCGTATGGCTTTAGCAGACCGCAACTTGGCTGGGTTAAACGAACAACGTCAAGCTACTGCTGCCGCTTCTGCTCGTGCTGGTGTTCAAGCGAACAAAGCTGCGGCGGCAAACCAGTTGGCTACTCTTGGCGGTCAACAAATTGCGTCTGCAAATCAAGCCGCTTCTGCTCGTATTGGTTACGCTCAAACCCCACAAGATGTGTTGGCAAAGTATGCTTCCGTTATTTACGGAACTCCTCAAGGCAACACAACGCCAAACTTTCAAGGTACTCAAGGTGCAACCACTTCGGGTTCTGGCAAAGGTATCAAATTCGGTTAAGGACTTGTTATGCCATTTGATCCAAATAAATTCATCAACCCCGGTCAGTTTTCTGATTACTCTTCATACTCAGGTATGGGGGGTGATAACCAACAGATGAAAAGTCTGAAACAGGTTGCCGCTGAAGCTGTTGGCGTACCTGCTGCTGGTGGTCCTACTCCAGATCAAGTATCTGCTCCTGTTGCTCCACCTCAGACAATTGGTGAAATGGCTACTCAACAGTTCAATCAAGCCGTTGCTCCTGTTCAGCAAAAATTCACCAATGTTTCAAATGCCGCGACTCAATTCGGTCAAGGCAATTTTGCTCAAGGCGTTAATGCTTATCGTGGGTATGCTCCAGCTACACCACAGCCACAGCCAAGCGTAATCAATCAACACTATGGAGTTGAATAATGACAGAAGAAGCTATTGCTCCTACAACTGGTGGTGTCGGGATTAAAACCCCATCCAATTTAGATTGGGGTCAAAGTCAAGACTTTGAACAACTGAACAAAGATGCTGCTGATTTACATAATCGCGTCTATGCTCCTATTGTTGAAAAGGTTATGACTGCGGCTTCTGGTCAAGGAACTCCTGAAGACAACATTGAAGTTGCTAACGTATTCAAAACTGCTAACGAAGCACGTATTGGCGATGTTTTGGCTGGCATCTTTAAAGCAGACCCATTAAGAGTCTATGTTGGCTTAACTGGTGGTGCTGACGTTCATGAGCGTGGCTATGACGGTGCTGGCAATCAATACGGCGCAGTCTACAACCAACGTGGTGAATTGCGTGGTTACAAGAACTTGTCAAACGGCAAGTATTTGACTGAGCAAGAGCTTGCACAGATTGGACCAATCACATCCAAGTCAGACATTACTGCTGAACGTCAACAAGCATTCAAGTCTATTGGTGCTAACTTGGCTGATGTTGCTAAGGCTCGTGCTACCGACTTTATAAAAACTCAACAACTTGCTGGCGAGGCAGGTGCTAACGGCGGCATGATTCGTGAACTTGGCGCTCAGAATAATGAGATTTCCAAACGCTTGTCTCCTGCATCTTTAGACCCAAAGACTCTTGCCTTGGTTAAAGGTGTTTCAAGCATTCGTACTGGTGATGAACAACAGACTCGTTCTACTGTTGACACATTGAAGCAATTTGCTAATGGCAATAAAGCTTCCAATGAACTTTCAAAATCTGCCAAAGATTCAATTGGTTTGAATTTTGGTTTGCAATATCACCAAGGCCGTGGCTGGGTAGACAGCAAAGGTAATGTTGCTTCTAATGAACAATTAGAAAAGATGGGTCGCCAATTTGAAGAAAGTCAATCTTCTAACAAGGCAATTGAGACTCGTCAACAAGACATGTTGCAACGCGCACAAATCTTGGCGGCAGGTAAGCCTGAGTTGTTGAATGATATTACTGCTTTGATTAACAACAACTACAAGATTGCTGTTGCTCAAAACGCTATTGAACAGCATGGCGGCATTGGTGTTGCTCGTCCTAACTTGCCACAACAACTTGGCGACAGCTTCATGTCTGCTCGTCAAAAGGCTATTAGTGATGAATATTACGGCGCAGCTTCAGAAGCTTTCTACAGCTTCATGGAAAAGCGTTTGAAAAATATTCCTGCTGGTCGTAGCCCTGACATTGGCGCTCTTCGTGCTGAGTTTGCTCAATCTCCAGAAATGGCTAGATTGCGTAAAAACGCCGCAGAACAAAGCCATATTGTTGATAAAGAAAATGCCGTGATTTCATCTGAAATCGGTCAACGTCAAGCAACTCAAGGATTGACAAATGAAACAGGTCGTGAGGCTGTTGCTCCTCGTGAGAACGCTAGAAGTAACATGGGTCCACAAGGTAGCCGTCCACCTGTTGCCGCACCTGCTACTGAAGCGCCACAACGCCGTTCATTGGCTGAAATTCGTCAAAGCATGAACCGATAAGGAAAAACAAAATGGCTGATGTACATGGTTTTATTTCTAATGCTCTTCAAGAAGGTCATCCAATTGAAGACATCGTAGGTTTCTTGGGTGAGTCTCAAGACCCTGATGAAAAGGCATGGGCTGATCGTTGGAAAGCAACGGCTGCGGCTCCTGAGTATCAGCCAGGCGCTGGTATCAAAGAAGATAAAACTGGCGCACCAAGTGCTGGCCTTCTTGAAAAGGTTGACCAGATGACACCAGGGCAGATTGCTACTGGTGTAATTGGTACGGGATTGGCTTTAAAAGCGCCAAGCATCTATCAGGGCTATCAAGAAAATAAAATTGCTAATCGCAAGCTTGACATTGAAGCACGTAAGGCTGACTTGTATGCTCAACAAGTAAATAAGCAAGGCATGACTCCTGCTGTTGCTGAACCTTTTTTTGCTCCTGAACTTGCTGGCGCTCCAGAAGCTCCTAAGTTGTCTCCATTGGAAGAAGCTCGTATCAACACTGAACGCGCTCGTGCTGAAGCCATCCAAGCAAAGATTGCTTTGCAAGAACGTAAGATTGCTTTAGAAGAGCAAAAAGCTAAAGCCGCTCAAGAAGCCAAAGCCGCTACTGCATCCGCTCAAAAGACTACATCTAGTGGCGCTGTTAATCCTGAAGACCGTCAGATGTTGCAAAGCTCTGAGAAGGCCAAGATGGATAAAGCCATTACTGCTGAACAGAAAGTGACTGAAGCTTCTTCTCGTGCCGCACAAGCCGCTGAAGCTTTGGCTGTTCCACCTCCTGTTGCACCTACTGCACCTGTTGCGGCAACATCTACGCCAGCACCAGTTGCCAATCAACCTGTTGTGCCGCCAAAGGGTCCAGAGATTACTTTGACACCTTCTGCTGAAGTTGTTTCTGAAATGCAAGTTGTTCCAAAGGAAGCTGTTCCTCAAGAAGCTCCTCGTCCTGCTGGCTCTGTTCCTCCAAAAGCCAAAGACAAATTAACCTTCAAAAAGATTGAAGAACTTCCAAAAGACATGCAATTCAAAGCAGGTGTTGGCGGTGGTGATAGCTGGCTGCATGACACTGTTGGTCCTGACATTCGTAAGTTCATCATTGATGAATTTAACGGTGGCAAGCCTATTGGGGGTGGAAAAGAAGGCATGGAGAAAGCATATGGAATGGTTAGCAAGTATGAGCAATGGCTAAAAGAAAATATTCCAGAGCAAACATTGACTCGTTCTGAACGCAAGTTTGCAGGTATTCCTCCTGCCAAGCAATATGGTCCATTGGGTAAGGCTGTCAAAGTAGCTGGCGCTACTGGCTTACTCATGACTGCGGCTCAATCAGCTAACGCAGCAGAGTTGGCGCGTAATGTTGGTGAAGCATTGCTTCCAATTGGCGCTACTCCAAGTGAACTGGCTCCCGGCACTCTGACTGAGAAGCAATTAAATGCTTTCAGAGAGGCTGAGAAGCTTGGTAGTCCTTATCGAACTGTAAAAAAGAAGTAAGCCATGACTAACGACCATGAAACAGGCGCGGCAGTAGCTGCTAAATCAGCCCTACCAGTTGGTATCTCATTGGCTACGGTCATGGGTTACCAAGTCAGTGACATCTTGATGTGGATGACCTTAATCTACACATTGCTGTTGATCGTTCACAAGGTCTACCTGATGTACAAAGACTTTCGTAAGAAGTAAATGTGCCGATCGGGACTGCGCTTTTTGCTGCGACCACCGCATTTCAGTTAGTCAAAGACGGTTGCGCTCTTTACAAAGAAGTCAAGGGCGTAGCTGGTAACGTCAAGCAAATCTATGATGAAATTTCTGGGCAGTTTGCTGGTAAGGAAGTTACTAAGGAGCAAGCTAAAAAGATTGAGGCTGAGAAGGCGCGTATTCAGGAAGTAGCTCAAGCTGACCCTGACCAAGTTATCTTCAAAATTGGAGACGAGCTTGGCAACATGTTTGATGCGTTCGATAGATTAGAAGCATTGTTTTGGGAGCAGGAAAGAGAAGCAAAGAAGGTACAGGCTCCTGGTACTTCATTAAAGCGAATGGCTTTGCAACGAATCATGGTTCGTAACAAGCTGTTGGCTATGCAGGTGGAATTGAGAGAACAGATGGTGTATCACTCACCTCCAGAATTGGGAGCCTTGTGGAGCCAATTTGAAGAGATGAGAGAACAAATTGAAGAAGAGCAAAGGGTAGCTAGGGAAAAGCAAGCGAGAGAGGATTCAGCCCTTCAAAAAGAACGTGAAGCTTTGAGAGAAGAGATTCGTGTGAAGTCGATGGATGCCGCAATAGCATTGGTTGGATTAATCTTTCTGGGTTGGATGTTGTGGCTACTAAGAAATCAAGCGATAGCACGAGCGTCTTTCTGGCACACCTAATTGTCTTGTGTGTCTTGTTGGTTGTGTTCACTTTTTCTTTTATGGCGTACATCGACACGCTGTGGATGAAAGAGGAAATCAAGAAAGAAGCAAGGGAGCTGCGTAAGCTCAAAGAAGAATTGAAGAAGGAGTCGAAATGAGATTTGTACTTGTCTTGCTGTTGCTGTTAGCAGGTTGTGAAGACCGCTATCGGTATTACTGCCAAGACCCTGCTAACTTCTCTGCAAAGAGATGCCAACGCCCAGACTGTCTATTCAGCCAAGACTGTCCTGATTACCTCGTAGCCCCTGTATTGGAGAAGCAAATTGCCCCACAAGCACCAACACCATCAGCGTCATCTGACCGCTGAAGAATTTGAAACCCGCATCTGGGGTTTTGTTGTTATTGTTGTCACGCTGATTCTGGCTGGCATCGTTGCCTTCATGCTGTACAGCCTAGCGTTTGTTGTGCAGCCACTGAAGTCTATGGCTCCAATGGACCAAGCCTTTGCCAAGATGTTGAATGACATCGTTTTGCTTGTTGTAGGTGGCATTGGTGGCGTGATGAGCCGTAAGGGTGTGCAAGCAGCTGCGGAGAAGATGGCATCCCCACAGCCCCAAACCGTAGCGCCTAGTAATAGCCCCGCGCCTACGGTTTCATCGGGCATGTTTGATTTCAACTTTAACGGTTTCAAGAATCCAGAGTTGGATGAGACATGGAGAGCACCACCGCCTCCAACAACACCTGCTAACTATGTTGACCCTGCCTTGGAAGAGATTGCCCATGAACGAGCAGCAGCCAAACTGGAGGGAGCATGATCAACCCTTGGATGATTCTGGGGGCTATCGCTGTAGCCTTCACTGTGTATTTAACAGGCCACCATGCAGGTTATGCACAAAAGGAAGCGGAAGACCAAGCCCTGATTGCACAGAAGAACGGCGAAATGGTCAAACTCAAGGATGAACAAGATGCAAAAGACAATGAAACTAAACAGCAGTTTGAAACTAAGCTTGATGGCATTCTGTCTTCTCGCCCAAGGCTGTACGTCCCCCTCGCCTCCAAGGGTGGATGTTCCACCACTACCTCCAACGATGGTAAAGAGAGAGCCGAACTTGACGGACAGACTGTTGAAGACCTTATCAGGCTCGTTGCCGAAGGAGACAGAGCCATCATCGAATTGAACTCATGCATTGACCGCTATGAGTCCATTCGTAAAACGCTCAGTGGAACGCAATAGGATGATGAATCTTTTTGGCTTCAATGTAGGCTTGATGCGCAAGTTCTGGCGTATTGAAATAGCCTATGTGTTTGCGTTTTTTGTTTACAGCTATTTGAGCCAACCATTTGTTTTTCTTTTTGCACCAGCAAACTCCTCTATATCCGCTGGTGTTGCTGGAATATGGGTTGTGTTGGTTTTGCATATTTTGTTGGTGAGTCGCCAATCTCAAATTGCAAATCCTATTATCTGTCTTGACTTCATTGATGTGGTCAATTGCGAAATCAGGAAAACATTTGTAAGTCAAATACCAAGCAACTCTGTGTGCCTGATACAGCTTTGTCTTGTTCCTAAAAACTACATAGCCTCTGTTGTTGATGCAACCAATAGGTTTTTGGAGATTTTTAGTTCTGTAAAACAATCCAGTGTCTGCGTTGTAAACAAGACCTGTAAAATCAATATCGTTCATGCTGTTGCACCCTCATGCAATGGTTTGAGAAGTAACGGCTTGATGTTGACGCATCAGGCCGTTGCGCCATTATAAGGAAGACATTGCAATGATTACTGCCGAACAACTAACCAAGCTGCACATCAATCCTGAGCTTGCAGGTCCATTGAACGAAACCTTTGAGAAGTTCAACATCAGCACTGTGCGCCAGCAAGCAGCCTTCTTGGGTCAATGCGGTCACGAGTGTGGCAACTTCAAAGTCTTTGAAGAGAACTTGAACTACCGTGCTGAGACATTGATGAAGCTTTGGCCCAAGCGTTTCCCAACTCTTGAGTTTGCCAAACAGTACGAGCGTCAGCCTAAAAAAATTGCCAACTCTGTTTACGCCTCACGTATGGGAAACAGGGACGAAGCTTCAGGGGATGGGTATCGTTTTCGAGGCAGGGGGGCTATCCAATTGACAGGCCATAGCGGTTACTACCATGCTGGACAAGCGTGTGGTGTTGACTTTGTGATGGAGCCTGATCTGGTTGCCACGCCAAAGTATGCCCTGATGACTGCTGGCTGGTTCTGGTCCACCCACGGATGCAACCCGTTAGCTGAGAACGCTGATTGGGTAGGTCTTACAAAGAAGATCAACGGTGGCACTATTGGCCTTGATGACCGTGTAAAACATACCCAACAGGCTATCTCAGTGCTTAGTCAGGGTTGATGGCTCAAAGAGAGTTATCCCAAGGTCTTTGCGGTAACTCTCAATGATGCGCTCTTGGCGCTCAATCATGGCGTAAAGAAACAGAACTTCGCTGGTCGCATCATGCGAATCAATCACAGTGCCTGTTTCATCACGTTCAAGGATGACGTAGGCAAACTCACTCATCTAGGCTCCAAAACTTGGCTATGCCAATCAATACAAGCCCTACTGCTACACAGGCAATACCCATCAGCAATACGATGGTTAATATTCCTTCAATCATTTAACCCCCTTTGGCATACCTGCCCTTGAGTACATGTAAAAGTCAGTAGGAGCAAGAGACACACGTTTTGTTTTTGGTGTGTGACTGATTGTGAATACAGCAGCCCCTTTGACACTTTCACGGGTAGCACGGTTCATGGAGCCATACTTTTCACCATTGGCTTTGGCTGCTGATTCCTTACGAATCGTTGACATGAACTCAGGCATGTAGGTTGCCACGTAGTCTTTGTGGAACGCATTGATTTCTTTCATAGCGCTCTCCATTCACGCTCTTGGCGACCAGAGTTTGACGTTACTGTTTTGCCTGTCAACTCTACCAAGGGAGGGGTGAAATTTGCCATCTCTGGCAAGCGGCGTGAGACTTGGTTGGGGTTCATGTCGAGAGCCATTGCAATGGAGTCTTTACCCATTGGTCCATGTTCGTGAAGGCATTCATGAATGCGTTGCATGTGGATTGGCGCAACATCTTTTACTGAAACAGCAGCTTCGTGGCTGGTTGTCGGATCAAGGGTACGTGCGCGTTTAAAGAATTTACCAAGAAAGTGGGTCAATTTGAGTCTCCATTACATTACTTTTTAAAGGTTTCACAAACAAGGGCGCTACCTTCTTTTGCATTACGACTTGAACAGAGTGCCATTGTTCATGACATCTTTGTTTAGCCACCATTTTCATTTTGTATTCAGATACACAGTCTTCGCAGATTGTGCATTGCTCTTTTGCAAGCCTTGCCAACCTTAGCCATTCAGCATACTGTTCGTAGCTTTGAAAGCAATCAGGGGTAATTAGGTTTTTATTGGGGTTCATTGGTGGAGGAGGACTATCAAACAAATCTAATTGCACAACAGTCCCCCTTAGTTACATCAGAATGGTAAGTCTGACCCGTCATCCAACTCAGGCTCTGGAGCTTTACGAGTTGGCTGGCTCACCTGACGAGCCTGTTGCTCTTTAGGCTTGACAGACAAAGAGAAGAACTTCTTGCCGTCTTTGCTTTCCTTGATCCAACCACTGAGCCAGCAGTCAACTCCATTGAAGTTAATGGAGCCGCTGTAGTCAGGGTGGCTGTCTTGGGTTTTCTTTTCTTTGTTATTGAAAAGTACACCACGGTTTGTGTTGTCGAACTCTGCCATTTCAATTCCTTATTGAGATTTTGATTTTTTAATTGCACTGCGGGTTGCAGCATCCATTTGGTTAGATAACCAAACCTCTTGGTCTGAGTCAAGAACAGCTTCCTTGATCATCAGGTATGCGTCTTTAGCCTGGCCTTTCGCTACAAGTTCTGTACACGACTGAGCCATCTCACGCAAAAACTCTTTGTCTTCATTTGGCAGGTCATCACCAATGCCGCCCTTTGGAGTCACGATAGGCGCATCACCTTTACGACCTGTTGTAGCGTCTAACGCATCATGCTCGACAATCTCAAGCGCTGCAACCCACAAATAACGGCGCAGGTATGTTTGTACTGCCCCAAGGTTTTGAACCTCATGACAGCCCTTTAAAGCGGCGCTAGACATGGGTGAAGTAATGAAGACCTTCTCTTCTGGCTTCTCAGTGTTGACAATCTCCATCACTGCGTTTTCATTGCCAAAACTGATGATTGATGTCAAGCCAACTTCATGGAAGATTTGCAGTGCAGGGATGATGAAGTCACCCAACTCAAAGTAGTAGTAGTTAGCAAACTTGTTGTGACCAGACTTCTTGAGCTTCTGTGAGTGAAACTGATCTCGTGCTGCGTTAAGTTTTTGATAGACGTTCATTTGGTTACCTTTGCGTATGCTTTGTCAAATTCTTCGTTGATGATTTCTTTCTGATCCTCTTCGTACAAATCACCAAAAGTAACGAAGTGGTTCTCTTGGCAACAGCTAAAGCCTTCTTGTGGCTGGCAGCAATAGCAACAGTATTTTTGGTCTGATGCCAAGAATTCGGCGCGGATGGCCTCGTACAAGCTTTTAGATTTCATTGGATTCCCTTTGCAAAATATTTTCCAAGCGTTCAATTGTTCTATCGCGCACCAAGTTCATGATGTTCGTGCCATCAACGGTTTGAATTTCGTCAATGGAGAACATGTTCTCGTAGATGCGGTGGTAGAAGAGGATTAGTTTGATGTCATCAAACTTGATGTGACGCACATACTGACCTGTTTTAAGGTTCCATGTGGTGAAGTTGTCTTGCCATTCCATTAAATTACTTTCATTGCGATTGAGACGGCAATTATGCCGAGGATTAAAAGAATCCAAACAACATAATTGTTATTAGGAGGGCGTTTGTAATACTCAATTCCTGACATGTAGTCGACTTTATAAGCCTCCATACGGGAGCGTGGAAAACATCGGGTTGTTGGGTTAAGGTCTTTAATAGTCATAGTCATCGTCCTTGCAGTTATCACGGATTGCTTCTTCAATCTGTTCAACTTCATTTTCTGTAGGCTCGTATTTAAGCAGCTTCCCGTTCATGTCTAGCAAGTCATACTCAAACTCTTCATAGCCGTAGTAGTCAATGTCGCTGTCCCAAGTACGTGGATTGCCATCGACCTTTGTGTAGTTCAAGATGCCAATCTGACACTCTGTTCCATCATCAAGACAAAAATCAAGTTTTTCTTTGTATGTCATGCTGCCACCTGCTCACGGAGTTTGTTGATTTCTCGAATGATGTCAGTCAGCGTTTTGCAATCCATGTTGCACCATTCGTTGATTTGCTGAACAGCCAGGTTTAAACCATCACTGTGTCCTTGTTGCCAAGCCTCAATCTTGTTCATACGTTCACCTCTTTGATTAGATACATTGGTTGCTCATCGTCTGAATTAGTCTCCAGCAAGTAGTCAAGCATGTGTTGAGCTTTGCTTTGCTCTTGGTACGAATGAATGAGCCGTGGAAGCTCATCTCGAATGCAAAAAACCATGTAAATTGTCATTGCCGTTCCTTTCATTAAATTGTTGGCGTAGAAGTAATGTAATCTAACTTTGGCTGTATGAAACAAATTATTTTTTATGGATAAAGATTCCTAATAGTCAAAACCAATCAGACTATCTACAGTTTTAGCTTACTATAGCGACCTTCAACAACTGGAGTTCACATGAAGATCGAAGATTTAGAAAAATACGCAACCTGCTATCGCATTGCTAAGTTGCTTAACGTGACACCTACCTCTGTTTATCAGTGGAAGAAAACGGGCAAAGTGCCACCTCTGCGAGTGTTTCAACTCAAAGAAATGAAGCCTGAGTGGTTCAAGGGTGGTTGATATGCGATACATGATTGGCTTTCCTATCGCTTGGTTGGTGGTCTACCTCATGTTTGCGTTCATCACTCTGAGCTTTAGCCCATCTGATTGGACAGAGCCATACCGCATTCTGTGTGCTTTGTTTGGCATGGCTTGGGGCTTTGCCCTGTCTTACCGCATCAGTCAGGATTGCAAATGGGCATTCTGATTGTCTACATCATTGTTGATTGGCTGTTGGAGGACGCATGAGTAAAGGTAGTGGAAAACGCAAAGAAGACTCAGAAAAAGTCAGAGCAAATTGGGGTGGCGCTTTTGATAAAAAAGAAAGCTGTCCTGCTTGTGGCTCTGAAGAATACGACACATATCGCCTAAACCCATCAGTAGGCGATTCAAGCATTACATACAGCATCTGCTGTCAATGCCAACATGAATTTAACGGCAAACCACATTGGGAGTAAAGAAATGAGTAGTTACGCAGAATTGGAAATGAAGGTCTTGCAATGGTCCGAAGCTCGCAAGATCGTGCCTAACAGCACACCCTTTGCACAGTCAATCAAGGCTGTAGAAGAGATCAATGAGCTAGTAGACGCATTGCGTGATGGCAACAGGATTGAAGCCATTGACGCTGTTGGTGACACTATGGTGTGCCTGATTAACGTCTGTGCCTTAATGGATGTCAACCTTACAGACTGCCTTGAAGCTGCCTATCACCAGATCAAAGATCGCCGTGGCTACATGAATGCCGAAGGTATCTTTGTGAAGGAACAATGATGTCTATATGCGCTAAATGCAAACATTTATCAGATGACAGCCATAACTTCCATACAGAACCATGTGGGAGTTGCTTCAACTATGTGAAGTTTGAGGCTAAAGAAACGCCTTTAACGAAGCAAGAAGGCGGTCAACACTACAAAGACAAGGCTATCCAGCCTATCGTCTACATCCATGCCAATAAGCTTGGATTCTGCGAAGGTAATGTAGTCAAGTACATCACCCGTCACAAAGAAAAGAATGGTGCTGAAGACATTAAAAAGGTCATCCACTACTGCGAATTGTTATTGGAATTGGAGTACAAAAATGAAGCATTATGAAATCACAATTTATCTAAGAGACACAGAAGAGAGAAGTGGCAGTCTAAAAATCTTTGAGCAGACTATTGATTTTGACTACATGAGGCAATTCAATCCAGCAATGATGCAAAAAATTGTGGCAGTAATTAACAATCTGCAGGTCCCAACTGGTCTTGACCCATTAGGTGAATAAAAATGAGTGAAGTAAACATTATCCTGACAGACAAAAAAGACGGCACTCTAGGCATCCGTATCGTGTCTGACGCACCTGATGACTCTGGTGCAAGCACTATTGCAAAGATGTTCATTGAGTTTGTAGGCCAACTACAAGCCCAAGAGCAAGCTCCAAAAATCATCACAGGGAAATAGTATGGGACAGTTAATTGGATTGCTTTGTTTTGCGGCTTGGTTGACTCACATCTTCACTTGCTTTGCTCACGGCTTCTGGGGCTTCTTGGTAGCTGGCGCTATTTTCTTTCCTATTGGAATTTTGCACGGGTTCTACCTGTGGTTCAATTAATGTGATATAGTAGTTTGAAACACGGCTAGGAATGGCCTGATCTCCATTCCGAAAAGAGTTACCCCTTCTCCTGCCGCCGTTTCTTTCAAAGGGGCTGTGAAAAAGCGGGCTATATGCACTATTACCAGTTCAACATTGGGGACTATGCTTCCCATACGCGCCACCTCGACTTGCTTGAGGATTTGGCGTATCGCAGGATACTTGACCTGTACTACCTTCATGAGCGTCCACTGAGTGGCGATGCTTCACTTGTTGCCAAACAGATTGGCATGAGAGATGACGCTGCGACTGTTCGTGACGTTCTCAATGAGTTCTTTGAACATACGCCTGATGGCTATGTCAATGCCCGTGCTGACAAAGAAATAGCACATTACCATTCCAAAATTGAACAAGCGTCACGCGCTGGTAAAGCATCCGCTGAACGTAGGTCTAACAACCGTTCAACGGACGTTCCAACGGACGTTCAACCAAACAATAAACAAGAACCATTAAACAATAAACAAGAACCATATTTAGAAGCTAAAGCTTCTTTGTCGAAAACTGCGTTTCCAACCTGTCCGCATCAAGAGATTCTTAACCTCTATGCCAAGCACTTGCCGCAACTTAGCCAACCACGGGTATGGGAAGGTAACCGCCAAGAGGCACTACGCGCACGTTGGAGACAAGCTGCCAAACCATCTGACTACTCGCCCGAAGGGTACAAGGACGTTGCTGGTGGCCTGAAGTGGTGGGACTCGTTCTTTGGCTACATTGCCAACGATACCAAGCTTGCGGCTGGCTTTGAGACTCAAGGTAGAACTTGGCGACCAGACTTAGAGTGGATTGTTACTGCTGGCAACTTTGCCAAAATCATTGATGGGAAGTACAACAAATGAGCTTTGCTAAACCAAAAACCAAAGACAACTTTGCGGATGACGAATACAAGCGCTTGCAGTGCAGCATGTCAGGCTGTGGCTCACCTTGGTCAATCCAAATCGACAGGCCAATGTGTACGTTCCATCAGTGGGGTACAACAACCTATGACCTTGATAAACCTGACCACACCATGAATGCGTTTGCGTCTGGTGATGGCAAAGGTTGGGCAAGACTGATTCTTGAGCGCAAAGCCAAAGGCCAACGTCTATCGCCTATGTCAGTGAAGTTTGCAGAGCAAGCACTTGAACGGGAGTTGAAGCGATGAACCTCAGTACCGCACATGCCATCCTGAACCAGGTAAAGCTTGGGATGCACTTTTCAGATGCAAAGATAAACGAAGCCCTTTATACAACTGGTGACCTAGATGTACAAAAAATTGCGCCAAGAGCTTGTAGAACACTACGCGAGGATGGCCTTCAATCCTGCTACGTTAGAACAAGCCAGATGGAGTACGAAGAATTTGAAGGACGATCCTACTGGTCTATGGATTGGAATAGAAGACGAAATAGCAGCGAGATTGAAGGAGCTGGAAAATGAAGAAGCCACGCAAAAAATACACTCCAAAACCAATTCGCGTTGACACTATGCACTATGTAAAGTCTGGGCTATTGAAGGTAGCTGATGTACCAGTAGCAGGTGCAAAGCTGTCTATCCAAAACCATGTGTCCTTTGATGAGATTCGTGAAGGCCGTGGTGACTCTGACCATGTGGACGTTCTCATCAAGATGGTGAACATAGCAGAGGCTTTAGCCCACCTGCGACTAGGCCATGATTGGTTGCCAGAGATTGAGCAAGCACAACAAGCCCTGCATGACCTTGGACAGCGTGGCGTGAGTGGCAAAAACTTTATCTTTAAAGGTGAAGAGTTAAGCATTGTTCAAACCATCCTTGAATTGCATGACGAACAGTTGAGAAACTGTCCTGTCAAAAAGATGGAACAAGCCATTGACATGGTGGATAACGAAGAAAAGCATGGGCGTATGCGCCGCATTACACGACTGGAATACGCATGACACACAAAATATGGTGGGACATGGAAGGTAGCGCTATGCGTCCTTTGCCAAATGAAGACATGGAAGAGTTTGCTAAACGCATTTCAGAGATTGCTTGGTCAAATGGTCAATACATAGAGCGTGAGGCGTGTGCAAAGGTGTGTGATGATTACGAAGGGGAAGATTACGATACTGTTTCTGACATACTTTCCATTGCGATCCGAGCAAGAGGTGAAGCATGATGTACTTAGGCATAGACCCCGGCTACACAGGTGCTTGGGGGTTGATTGACCACAATGGCAAATACCAATCTTGTGGCGACATGTTGCACAACGAGAAGCACATTCTGTCTCGCGCTGTTTGGGCAGAGATGTGCCAAGCAATTGACCGACAGGATGTGGAAATCATCATTGAATCTGTTCATTCGATGCCAGGCCAAGGTGTCAGCTCCAGCTTTAAGTTTGGAATGGCCTTTGGAGCCGCTATAGCGATCACAGAGCGCTTTAATTGTCCTTGGCATCTGGTTACCCCTCAGAAGTGGAAAAAGGCCTTAAAACTCGATTCAGACAAGAATCATTCTTTAGAACTGGCGCGAGAGCTTTGGCCTAACGCACCACTGTCTCGCAAAAAAGACAATGGCAGGGCAGAGGCGTTGTTGTTAGCGGAGTATTTGCGCCGTGAGCAACAGTAAGCACTTCATCAGTTGGGACGGATTGGACTTCAAAGAAAAGGAGTCTGACTACAACAAGTACCACAAGAAACCTGAGCATTTCAAAGAGACTTTTGTTGGTCCACGGAACACTTGGGGTGGTGCTAGGCGTGGTGCTGGACGTAAGCCTTGGAAAAAAGTTGAAGAAAAACCACAAGATGGCTTGACTGTACAACTAAAACTGAATAACATACAGGTTATGTTACTTAAAGAAATGGGTAACGGAAGCTTGGACGCAGGTGTTCAGGCGTTAATTGAAAAGGAAATGTAATGAATAGAGAACAAGCTTTGGAGTTGCTTAAATTGTTGTCGGCACTTGAATCGTGGTCGTTTGCTGATAAACACGCATTACCAGACTATTTGTACGAAAAGCTGGCAGATGCAATGGAAATTCTGACAAAGGAAATTCTGAAATGAATTGGCCCTTCCCTAGCTATCCACCAGTACCGTGGACAAAAGCACAAGAAAAAGCGTATCAACAAGCGCAACGCGCACAACTGCCAGAAAGCCCTTTATGAACATCAAATCTCAAACAATGATTGACGTTATGCAAGCCATGATTGATACGGAAAACGTATGGCTAACGCAAAAAGACAGAAACATAGACGACATGATTAACCCAAACGCTCCAGTCATCATTCAGATTGGCGACTATGGTTACGAAATCCAAAGTGTTGGCGGCGATGGAGAGGTGGAAGGGTTTGTCATCATGTGCAAAGAGAATCCCGTGTGCAAATGGGAAGGCATGGAGTGCATTAAGTTATGACTAATAAACAAACACTTGAGTTGGCTCTTAATGCTTTGAAATGTTTATTTGGATTGCCAGACAAATTTACTGGTGAAGGCGGTGATGTTGCTGTCTGGCGCTTGGGCGGTTCATATCGAGCGCAAGAAGCCATCAAAGCCCTAGAAGAAGCACAACCCAAGCAAGAGCAGGGTGAGCCTGTGGCGTGGAAGCCGATTGAGACTGCACCAAAAGATGGGTCAATGATACTTATTTGCCTACCAAGACAAATGAATATCGTGGTTCGTGCTTGGTACAACAAAATCCACAACTTTTGGCTAACAGATTACGAGGGAGAAGGTGGTATTACTAGACCAACATATTTCCATGAAGGAGATTTATGGCATCCAATCCCGCCTCTTTACGCCACACCACAACAACGCACATGGGTTGGGCTGACGGATGAAAAAAAGTACGCACTGGCTGATGATGTTGCGCGGCGTGGAGTTCCTGTATTTGAGGCCATCTGCGAAGCCGAAGCCAAACTCAAGGAGAAGAACGGTGCGTAAGCCCATAGGTATCACAGTCCCATATCGAGAGGTTGGATACAAAGAGAAGTCAACCCTTGAGGAGCTTGAAAAGAAAATCAAAGCCCTTGAGAAACGTATTGAACAACTAGAGAAGGAAAAGAAATGACCGAAGTAGAAGCACAAAAAGCAATCGACTTTATACGTGATAACGCTCCTAAATTTGCCCAAGCAAAATCAGAGCGCACATACATTGAGAACGCATTGAAGAGCAAGAAAGCCATTCTGATGGCTGACAGTGATGCCAGCTCTTTGGGTGCAAAAGAAATGTATGCCTATGCACATCCTGACTACATGACGCTGTTGCATGGCTTGAAGGCTGCTGTGGCAATTGAGGAAGAGATGATTTGGATGATGAAGGCGGCGCAACTTCGCTTTGAACATTGGAAAACACAACAGTTCAATCAAAGAGTTGAGGCTCGTGCTTTAGGCTGATATGATTAGGGTATGGCTACCTTTAGCGGGGGAAAAGGCGATTCGTTACCGCCCTGCCATGTTCTTTTAGTAACGATTTCACCAATAACGAGGTGCAAAATGAAATCACACGGTCACACAAAAAACCGTTCCAAAAGTCGAACCTACTACACATGGACATCTATGAAAGATAGATGCAACAGGGAATCTTATTTCCTGTATAAAAACTATGGTGGAAGAGGTATTACATACTGTGAGGCATGGGAAACATTTGATAAGTTTTTGGCTGACATGGGCGAAAGACCAGATGGACTAACCCTTGATCGGTTGGATGTAAACGGCAACTATTCCCCTGAAAACTGCAAATGGTCAAACAAGCTTGACCAAGCTAGAAACAGGAGAAATATGAAGAAATTTGAACATCAAGGAAAAGACTATCTTTTGGTTGAATTGGCTGAAATTTATGGAATACCTTCAAAAATAATCCAGCAAAGAATGAAAAGAGATGGCATGACGTTAGAACAAGCTTTGACTAAAACGAAAAGAAAATGGACAAAAAATGTATAGAGACCCTAACCTACTGAAGCTGGCGCAAGGCCAGAAGTGCCTCCTTGAATGCCATCCATACTGTGATGGCGATGAAGGTTCAACAACCGTGGCCTGTCATAGTAATGAGCTTGTACATGGCAAAGGCCGTGGCCTCAAGGCTGATGACTGCATGAGTGTGTGGGGCTGCTACAAGTGCCATACATGGTTGGACCAAGGCCCGATGTCAAAGACTGAAAAAAAGAAGCTGTTTGACAAGGCATGGTTCAAGCAAGTACACGAATGGTGGCTAATCGCAGATAATATGGCCTTGAAACCTTGGAAGGTAGAAGCTGCCTTACGGGTGCTAAACCACATTGGAGCGAAGAAATGAAAGAATCAGCCGACTTCCTGCTAACCCTGCTACACGCAGTGACCAACACACACCTGTTGCATTGGACAACTAAAAGTTATGCGGAACATCAAGCTCTGGGTACGTTCTACGAAGAGTTGTCAGAGTTAGTAGATGGTTTGGCTGAAACCTTGATGGGAAAATATGGGACTACCCTTAGTTTTAAGGGGGGCTACTATGCCCAAGCAGCTAATGGCAAGGCAGAGCTTGAAGAGCTGAAAGAGTATGTTGAGACTCAGCGCATGAAATTGCCACAAGACAGCGAGATTCAAAACGAAGTAGACAACATCGCAAACTTGATCAATCAAACCTTGTTTCTCCTACGTTTTCACTGATTGTTCATGGGTGAAAACCTTGACCTTCCTCAGAAATGGGGAGGGTCTTTTTTTTATAGGGGGTGGGGGTCAAAGT